AAAGATAAAAGAAGTTCATGTGTATTGCCGTTGCCAGAAAATAAATATCAAAAACTATTACATCTTGCCGATTATCTGGCTAGTAGAAAAGATATTGAAGTTTTGTTTGATGATGAATATACAAAAAAGTTACCTACATTAGAAGATTATATTATTACATTTGGAAAATATAGCGGTAAAACACTTCCTGAAGTTGCAAGTGTAGATCCGAGATATATTTCTTGGGCAAAAGAGAATATTAAAACAGAGCCATTAAAAACACTACTTGAAAAAATGTAAAACCGATCAGTCCCAAAACGAACATTTCAAAAACAAAAAATTACGCTATATATTATAGGTCTATCACATCTGACAGACCATATATGGCGTAAAAATAGAAAGAAGTAAAATAGTAATGTTGGATGCATATACGGCATATGAAAATGCTATGGAAATACTAAATATGAATATGAAGACGGAAATTGATTATGTTTTAGACGAAATAAAAACGGCATCAGATGAAGGTGAATTTGATATTATGTGGTTTTCACCTTATCCTAAAACCATTAAAAAATTAAAACAACTAGGGTACAAAGTAAAATGTTCTCATGGATTTTACGAAATTTCGTGGAGAAAACCAAAAGAGGTGAGTAAATGGAAAAGGTAGAAAGAATAAAAGAACTAACAAAAGAATTAAATAAAGCATCATATGCTTATTATGCAAAAGATAACCCGATTATGAGTGATAAACAATATGATGATTTGTATGATGAATTATCTGTATTGGAGAATGAAACAGGAATTATTTTAGCAACTTCTCCAACGCAGAAAGTTCAAGGATATGTTGTTGACAGCTTAAAAGAAGTAAAACATACAAAACCAATGTTAAGTGCAGATAAGACAAAAGATATTGAAGTTATTAAAAAATTTATTAAAAAACATCCAACTATTATGAGTTGGAAAGAAGATGGTCTGACTGTAGTTTTACGATATAAAAACGGAATATTTCAGCAAGCAATTACACGAGGAGGGGGAACGAGTGGAGAAGACATTACACACACGATGAGGATGTGTAAGAACATTCCTGTAAAACTTCCTTATTGTACAGATTTGGAAGTTAGAGGAGAATGTGTTATATCTTGGAAAGAATTTGAAAGAATTAACACTGGATTGTTAAAACCATATATGCATCCAAGAAACCTTGCTGCTGGGACAGTAAGACAGTTAGATCCATCTATATTGAATGACAGAGAAGTTGCTTTTAAGGCATTTGAACTTGTACAAGATGAATTATACAATGAATCAAAATCTAATGACACTTTGTTGGATCATTTAATGAATATATCGGATTCTTTTGATTATTTAAGCGATTGTGGATTTGATGTAGTAGAACATGATTTTGTAACTGTAGAAAATGTAGAAGAGTTCATTGAAAAATACAATCCAGAAAATTATGAGTATCCTGTGGATGGATTAATTTTTGAATATGATGACTATGTTTATGGTAAAAATCTTGGAACAACAGCAAAATTCCCATTAAATATGTTGGCTTTAAAATGGGGAGACGATTTGTATGAAACTACTTTAACAGATATTGAATGGGATACATCTAAAACAGGATTAATTAATCCTGTGGCAGTGTTTGAACCAACCGACCTTGGAGGAGCAATTACTACAAAAGCAACATTACATAACGTGTCATATATTAAAAACTTACAACTTGGAATTGGAGACAAAATACAGATTTATAGAGCAAATATGGTTATACCAAAGGTACATGAAAATCTTACACGTAGCAATACATATCAAATTCCAACACATTGTCCAGTTTGCGGTGAACCAACAGAAATCAAAAAGGACAATGATACACAAGTTCTCATGTGTACAAACCCACACTGTAAAGGAAAACTTCTTGGAAGATTGTCACATTTTGTATCTAAGAAAGGCATGAATATTGACGGATTATCAGAAGAAACATTGAAAAAATTCATTGATTTAGGTTGGTTAAATAATATTTTCGGTATTTATAATCTTCCTGTTCACTTCGATGAGTTATCAAAAATGGATGGATTCGGTGCTAGATCTGTAAAGAAATTACAAGATGCAATCGAAAAGAGCAAAACTGTGGACTTACAACATTTTATAGTAGCACTGAGTATTCCAAACATCGGAACGTCTCAGTCGAAGGAATTACTAAAGAGATTTAAAACATGGGAAAAATTTGAAAAGGCAGGGTTTGGAAGTTATAACTTTGCAAACATTGAAGGTTTTGGATCAGTTTTAAATAAGAATATTCACACATGGTTCAATACAATGTGGAATGAAGATAAAATTGGAGAACTTGTAAAAAATATTACGTTTGTGACTGATGATAACTCTGCAAATAGTGATAAATTAAATGGTAAGACATTTGTAATAACTGGGTCTTTAACACACTATCCAAACAGAGATGCTTTGAAATCAGCAATAGAATCTATGGGAGGAAAAGTATCTGGGTCAGTAAGCAAGAATACGTTTGTGCTCATTAATAATAATGTAAATTCAACTTCTAGTAAGAATAAAAAAGCAAAAGATTTGGGAGTTCAAATTATCACAGAAGAACAGTTCATAGAATTGGTAAAATAACAACTCTTTTTTGTATTGGCGTACTTAAAAAAGAGAATATAGCCGTGACACTTATTATTTTCAAAACACAATTAAATATTGGAGGTGCTTTATGATTTCGTGTAAAGAATATGTGGAGAAGAGAAAAGAAATTTTAAAGAGCAAAGTGGACAAGATGAAAGATAAGCCTTGTCTTGTAGTGGTGCAAATTGGTAACGATGAAGCAAGTAATTCTTATATTAAAGGTAAGAAAAAAGATTGTACGGAGATTGGTATCAAGATGATTCATGAACATATTATGAATGATTCGATGTCTCAGGAAGAAGTGAAAAACATTATCAGACAATATGATGCGGACGATACGGTAGACGGTATTATCATTCAATTACCAATTCCTAAACAATACAACAAAAATAGATTGCAAAAATGTATCAGCCCTTCAAAAGACGTTGATGGCTTCAAAATAAATAGTTGGCACAGACCGTGCACACCGTTAGGTATTATGAATTGGTTGAAATACAACAAAATAGATTTGTCAGGCAAAGACGTTGTAGTGATTGGTAGAAGTGATATTGTTGGGAAACCACTTGTAAACATGATGATTGAACAGGGTGCGACCGTTACTTGTTGTAACAGTAAAACAGATAATCTGAAATATTATACACAAAATGCTGATATTGTAATTTCCGCTATTGGTAAACCAAAATATTTTGATTCCACATATTTTAAAAAGGGACAAATTATTATTGACGTTGGAATCAACAGAGATGAGGACGGTAAATTGTGCGGTGATGTAGATGGAAGATACATCTATGATTCTTATGTAACACCTGTCCCTGGCAGTGTTGGATTACTCACAAGATGTCAGCTTGTTAACAATGTGGTTTCGGCATACTACAAAAGGAGAAAATATAATGAAAAACGAATTTCAAATTAGGTTAAACAGTGTAAATGAAATTGCACTGTTTACACAAAAATGTTCTGAATTTGATTGTGATATTGATTATCAAGTAGGTAGATATATTATTGATGCGAAATCAATGATGGGCGTTCTATCAACTGGAGTAGAAAAGACTGTAACTGTTACAATCAACACTGATGAACAGAATGTAATCAAAGAATTTTACGACGAAATTAAAATGTGGATTGTAGAGGAGGAGAATTAAGAAATGGAGAATTATAAAATCAAATTAAATTTAATCTCGGATATTAAAGTGTTTGTACAGACATGTGGAAGATATAAAGAAAATATTTTCATCAAACAGAAACATCAAGTAGTAAACGCAAAGAGTTTACTTGGTATTTATTCACTTGATTTGTCAAGTCCTATTGAGGTTTGTATCGAAAGTGAAAACAAAAATGTAGTTGATGATTTCTATGATTTTGTACAGAAATGGGAAGTAGAGGGTAAGTAAAATGGTTGAACCAGATTTATCAAAAATGAGAGTAGAGATTAAATGGGCGGAAGATATGTGGCAACAAATTAAAGATGCCACTATGACTACAGTTGGAAAGGATAAAGGCTGTTACCCTGACCATGATTGGAAGTTAAAACTTTTGATGGCAGAGCATTCTCCAATTAGACTTGGTTCAGTTATTTTAAAGATTTATGATGCTCCACAGTTTGTTCATGGACATTTAGTAAGACATTCAAACGGTGTTGTTCCATTTGTTTCAACTTTAAGAAGTGATAGAAATGATTGCGATGAAATCCCGAACAGAAATACATTACAGAGTGCAACATATTATTTCAATTTTCAAGCACTAATTAATGTGGCAAGAAAGAGACTATGCAACTGTGCTAGTTATCAGACTAGAAAAGCATTTGAAATGATTAAAGACGAAATTGTTAAGCTTGAACCAGAAGCAGCAAGCAGAATGGTAAGAGAATGTGTATATAGAAACGGTCTGTGTCCTGAGATGTTTCCTTGTGGATACAATAAAAAAGAAAAATTTAAAGAAGAATTGAAAGAATACATTGCTGGATTTGAAAATCAAATTTGTCCAGAAACAAATATTAGAAAAGGAACTACAGATTAATGGATTATATTTACTATTGCAGTAATAACGAAGATAACGATTGTCAAAAGAAAAATGAGTGCAAGAGATTTGTTAATGCGAAAGACCAATGTGTTACTACATTATATAAATCTTCTTGCACAGAAGACAATAAACATATTCTGTTCATTCAATATGAGACAGAAACTAAAGAGGAACAAAATACGGATGGTGAAAATAAATAGATGATTTATGTGATTGGAAAAACTTGTTCGGGTAAGGACACAATTGTAAATGAATTAATTAAAAAATATGGATATAAGAAGCTAGTATCTTATACCACAAGACCTATGCGTGCAAAAGAAAAACAAGATATTGATTACCATTTTATTAAAAAAGAAGAATTTTTAGATAAGATTAAAGATGATTTCTTTATGGAATATAAAAAGTTTGACACAACTCAAGGTGAATGGTGGTATGGGTCTGCAAAAGAAGATTATTTAAACTCAGAACAAAACACAATTAAGATTATTGAGCCAAAAGGATTGCAAGATGTCTTATATAAAATACGAAAAAACGAACTAAATATCGATCCAATTTGCATTTATATATATGCAAACAATAAAACAATTGAAAAAAGATTGATTGAGCGTGGAGATGAAAAAGAAGAAGCAAAGCGAAGATTAATACAAGACAACAAAGATTTTTCAAAAGTCCAATGCGTGGCAAATAGAATTTTTTACAATAATGGAGAAAAATCATTAAGTACAGTTGTAGATGAAATTCACGAGTATATTCAAAGGAGAAATTATGGCAAGTAAAAAGAAATTATATATAGATTTTGACAACACTATTGTAGATTCAACCGCAGCGATTGTTTCTTTGTACTGTGAAGATTTTCAATATTATAAAGATTTTAGACTGATTTTCCCATACGAAATAAACAGTTATGATTTTAAAGAATGTAATTGTGCTACAAAAGAACAAATTAATCATTATTTTAGAACACCAAGGTTTTTCCGTAAATTAAAGTTTATGACATTTGCGAAAGAAGTAATTGATGAATTGAAACAATATTATGAAGTTGTAATTGTTACGATGGGAAATCCAGAAAATTATATAGGAAAGCAATTGTGGGTCTCTAAAAATCTTCCTGGCACAAAAATGATTTGTGTAGATATGAAAGAACACAATGATAAATCTCATATTGATATGTCTGACGGTATTTTTATTGATGATATGTCTAAAAATCTTATCACAAGTAACGCAAAAGAGAAAATATTATTTGGTGATAAATATTCTTGGAATGAAGATTGGGAAGGAACAAGATTATATAACTGGGTTGATATTAAAAATTATTTAATAAAGGAGAAGAGAAATTAAATTTTGATTAGAACGGTAGATGAATTGACAGATGAATTAGAGAAAATGAAAGCAAAATATAGAAACGGTGTAGTCACTGTTAGACTTGAAAATAGAGAATATATTATTGAAAGCATTGGTCACGTATCGGATTGTGGAGATGAATATTCTTCACATATGTGTCTGAATATCCGATATGGTGGTGATGGTAACATTAAAAGATAAGGAGGGTTGTTTACATGCATGAGTTTTTGATTTTTCTTGGTGGTGTTCTGTTTGGTGGGATTGTAGGAACTGTGACAATGGGATTGTGCAACGCCGCTAAGACGTGGGATTTAGATAGGTATGATTTATACGATGAGGACACGAAGGAGGATTAAATATTGGTAAAAGTTATTAAGAGAGACTGTACAGAAGATGATTTTAAAAAAGAAAAAATTTCAAACGCAATTTTAAAAGCTATGAAAAATGGATCTGGTATTATCAGACCCCAAATTGCAGAATCTATTGCTGATGAAATTTATGAAGAATACAAAGATAAAGAAGAGGTAAATATTTCTGAAATTGAATCAATGGTATACGATAAATTAATTACAAAAAAACAGAGATTAACTGCAAAAGCATATGAAGGATATAGGAGTATTCGAGAGTTTCAGAGAGAATGTGAGAATACTACAGATAAAGAAATTATTGAACTTATTGATGGAAATAGTGATTATTGGAAAAACGAAAATGCGAATAAAAATCCAGTGTTAAACACTACAATTCGTGATTATATGGCTGGTATTACAAGCACAGATGCTGTAAGGAGATATTTATTATCTCCTGAAATTGTACAGGCGCATGATGAAGGTGTTTTACATTTTCATGATGCTGATTACTTTTTGCAACATCTTCACAACTGCGATCTGATTAATTTGGAAGATATGCTGCAGAATGGTACGGTAATCAGTGAAACAATGATTGAGAAACCGCACAGTTTTTCAACAGCTTGTACAGTAACAACTCAAATTATCGCACAGGTGGCATCAGCTCAGTACGGAGGACAGTCTATTAGTTTAGCTCATCTAGCCCCATTCGTGGATGTCAGTCGACAGAGAATTCGAAAAGAAGTAGCTAATGAACTATATAGCAATGGTTTTATTTTAGAATATAATGAGAATTGCGCTGAAGTAACTAATATTGTAAAAGAAAGATTAAAAAATGAAATTACTAAAGGTATACAAACAATTCAATATCAGTTGGTGACATTAATGACGACAAATGGACAGGCACCATTTATCACGATTTTTATGTATTTAAATGAAGCTAGAACAGAATTAGAAAAGAATGATTTAGCAATGTTAATCGAAGAAATGTTAAAACAGCGTATACAAGGAGTAAAGAATGAAGATGGTGTTTTTATCGCGCCAGCATTTCCTAAATTAATTTATGTAACAGAAGAAGATAATATTAGCGAAAATACACCGTATTGGTATTTAACAGAATTGGCAGCAAAATGTTCTGCAAAAAGATTAGTACCAGATTACATCTCTGAAAAAGTAATGCTTGAAGTAAAAGGAGATGTATATACATGCATGGGGTGTAGATCATTCTTGACTCCAGACAGATTTACGGACAATGGAATCGGTAATATCGCAAATGCAAAAAACTATACCATTGGATTACATAAGTATTACGGACGCTTTAATCAAGGCGTTGTAACAATCTCATTGCCTGATATTGCATTTTCATCTGAAAGAGATATAGATAAATTTTGGGAATTATTTGAAGAAAGAACAGAATTATGTCATAAAGCATTAAGAGCAAGACATGATAGACTAAGAGGAACTTTATCAGATGTAGCACCTATTCTTTGGCAGAATGGCGCATTAGCCAGACTTAATAAACATGAAGAAATTACAAATCTTCTTTATCATGGATATTCAACAATTTCTCTTGGATACGCTGGACTTTATGAATGTGTAAAATATATGACAGGTCATAGCCACAGCGATGAAGGAATTGGTGAAAAATTTGGACTTGAAATTATGCAAAGACTGAATGATAAGTGTACAGAGTGGAAAGTAACAGAGAATATTGACTATAGTATTTATGGAACACCACTTGAATCAACTACATACAAGTTTTCTAAATGTTTAAAAAATAGATTTGGTGATGATATTTTTGAAAAGCTTGATGGTAAAGACAGAAATTATATTACTAATTCGTATCATATTCCTGTGTTTGAACCTATTGATGCATTTGAAAAACTTAGGATTGAATCTAAATTCCAAAGATTAAGCCCAGGAGGAGCAATTTCATATATTGAAACACCAAGTATGATTAATAATGTTCCTGCATTACTCGAAATTATTAAATATATGTATGAGAATATTATGTATGCAGAAATTAATACAAAAAGCTGTTATTGTGAAAAATGCGGATATGACGGAGACATTCCTTTGGTTGACGAAAACAATACTTTAAAATGGAAATGTCCTAATTGTGGAAATGATGATAATACAATGATGGATATTGCATTCCGTGTTTGTGGATATATTGGCACCGCAAAGAATGGTGGAAACCAAGGTCGTTACGGAGATATTCACGACAGAGTATATCATTTAGATGATATGGAACTTGAAGAAGGGGATGAATAAAATTTGAATTATGCTTCTATTAGAAAAATGGATATCAGTAATGGAGAGGGCGTTGGTGTCGCTCTCTTCGTTCAGGGATGTCATTTTCACTGTTATAATTGCTTCAATTTTGAAACATGGGATTTTAACGGTGGTAAAAGATGGACTGATGAAGTCAAAAATAAATTCTTAGATTTGATTAATAAACCATATATTAAGAGAGTGTCAATTCTTGGTGGCGAACCTCTTGCGAACGAAAATGTTGAATCAATTCTAAATTTGGTAAAAGAGATAAGAAAAAGATATCCAAAATCACAAAAAACAGCTAAAAACATTATGAATATTGTTAATAATGGATATAAAAATAGCAATATATATAATAAAAATCAAGATGAAATCCGTCTTTCATTCCAACAAAAAACGATTTGGGTTTACTCGGGATACTTATGGGAACAGGTCATGAATCCTGTTGTAACAGACGATTTAAATCCAAACAGAGATAAAATCATTAAAATGCGTCAAGACATTATAAAACAATGTGACGTATTTGTAGATGGGCGTTATGTAGATGAATTACGAGATGTGACACTACATTGGGCTGGAAGTTCAAACCAAAGAGTAATTGACGTACAAAAGACTCTTCAATCAAAAGAAATTGTTTTGTATGACGAATAAATCAAAACAGAAAACTAAATAGAGAATAATAAATATAGACAGGTGTGGTTAAAACATAAAATCATGCCTGTCTAAAAATAAACAAAAATAGAAGAAATCAGAATCACTGAAAGGAGACAGTATATGGAAATTCGATTAAACAAAAACTGTGACCACAACACATTAATAGGACAAGGTTTTCAAAAATATGGATCTAAATACATATTAAATATACCGCTATATAAATATAAAAAAGTCCCAATCATCGAATTAAGATTCTTAGCATCAATCATGGATGATTGTTATATTGAATACGAAATTGTAGATTGTACGACTGATGCATCATATACCCCATTTTACAATCCTGAATATCCTGGAGTGAAAAACAATCTTGTCCTACAAAAAGTAAAACGTAAATTCAAAAAAGAAATAAACAAGTTAATTAAAAACGGAATCTTACTAGGAGAATAAGTATATGAGTGACACAAATAGTGTAAAAGTAAGAAAGAATGATATCTTTTACTACACAAGAGTCATTCCCAACTGTGGAATCTATGATGTACTTGAAATAAAGATCCGTAGCGTATATGAAGATTATTTTGTTGGTATTGAGAAGAGAGACAAACATGTGTTCTTATTTTACTACAGTAACATTGACAAAATATTATTCCGAGACAGAAAAATAGCTGTTAATAAAGCAAATGAAGCTGAGAAGAATAAAAGAAAAATTGTAAGTGAAGAAACATATTATGAAGAATATTAGACTGAAGGTGAATAAATAAATGGCATCATACCTTATGAAATATAAAGGGAAATATAGATTGAAAGCACATATTTGTCAAAATACAAATGATTTTCCAAGAGATGAAAATGGGAATCTTGACTCTGATGATGTATATATCAAATGTGCTAATAACTGTCAGATATATCATTATGGTAAATCGACTTTAGTGGCATATATTCCATCTTTAGGAAGAGGGCACAACATTCTTTTTGCAATGGCGAATAGATTGTGCGGTATCACAGAAAAAGGTAATTATGATGATTTATATGCTGCTTTAGAATCTGAAGGAACTATTAAAGATATTATGGAGAATGACAAAGAGATTGAATTTAAATTCCATGCAAAGAATCTTGAATTTGTAACTGAATTTTTAAAACCACAAACAAGTGGCGCAGGTATCAGTCCATTCTCAACAAAGAATCTTCCTAAAGGAAATTATGCTATACCAACGGCTGATTTAGACGAATATAAGGAAATTATCGACTCTGTAATACAAGAAGATAAATTGAAGATACACCATATTACAAATGAATTTTTGAGAGATATACTGGCGAAAAAGCCTTTGTATAGAACAAAGAATATCAGTGCAGATATGAAAAAGAAAATGTTAAAGAGTAAAGAATATATTCACTCAGAAGGTTTTTGGGATGAATATTTGAAATATTTAAAGAAAAGAATAGGAGAATAAATGATATGAAGAAAATTGCAAAATTTGAAAAAGTTAGCTTTGAACAGTTTAAAAAGGATTGGTTAGACACATTCGATAGAGCGTTGACGGATGAAGATCTATTAGAAATTTACGATAATATTCAACTTCCAAAGAGAGCAACCAGAGGAAGTGCCGGATACGATTTTAAATCTCCGCTTGATTTTACACTTGCTCCTGGTTCTAGTATTAAAATTCCAACAGGTATCAGATGTAAAATTGATGAAGGATGGGTTCTAAAATGTTATCCAAGAAGTGGGCTTGGTTTTAAATTTCGCATTAGACTGTTCAATACTGTAGCTGTGATAGATAGTGATTATTTTTATTCTGATAACGAAGGACATATCTTTATAAAACTAGCCAACGAAACAAACGAGGGAAAACTTGTAAAAATCAAGCAAGGAGAAGGATTCGCACAGGGAGTCTTCGTAGAATACGGTATCACAGTAGATGATGATGAGGACGAGAAAGAGATTAGAAATGGTGGGTTTGGAAGTACCACAAAATAAGAACGGAGGCAAATATGAAGAATAAAAACTCTGACTATGTAAATCGTTTCATATACATTCTTGTGATTCTTTTATTAGTAATCATAGCTGTTGGAGCAAAAATATACATAGTTGATAGAGAAGATAGTTACAGTGCCAAAACTGTTTCAAATGAGTCTGTACAAACAGATAAAGACAATAAAGTGAAAGATATAGCACAAGAGGCTATCCGAGCACGTATGATGACAGAAGGTGTCTCAACCATTGAAGAAGACATTAGCAATGTTATTGAGGTGGAAAGTGAAAAGAAATATCTTCTTGCAAGACTTGTATATGCTGAAGCCGGTAGTGAATCAGACGAGCATCAACAAGCCGTAGCCTCTGTGGTGCTAAATAGAATGAACAGCGATAAATTTCCCGATTCAATTGATGAGGTGATTTATCAAAGAAATCCTCTTCAATATGCCTGTATAGAAGATGGTAATATTGATAAGATTCCAGATGAACGTGCAATTAAAAATGCATATTATATTTGGGATAACGGAAGTATTCTTCCGGATAATGTTTTATATCAGGCTGAATTTAAACAGGGAAGTGGAGTATATAAACAGATAGGGAATACCTATTTTTGTTATGAATAA